GTTGCTGGTGGTGGAGCAGGGGGACTTTACGGGGCTGGTGGTGCTGGTGGATTTAGAACAGGCACTGGATTTGCAGTAACTGCAAATACTGTTTATACAGTTACTGTTGGTGCAGGTGGAGCTGGGCAAAGTGGAACTGGCAATTTTACTGGAAATTCTGGCTCCAATTCTGTTTTTAGCACGGTTACATCTGCAGGCGGTGGTGGTGCTGGAAGCAATAATGCAAATGGTGCTAATGGTGGTTCTGGGGGTGGTGGTGGTGGATGGAGCAATTCAGGTGGTTCTGGCAATACACCTAGCGTAAGCCCATCACAAGGTAATAATGGTGGGAATGGTGGAGGAGTGCCAAATTATGGTGGTGGTGGTGGAGGTGGTGCTTCAGCAGTAGGCTCAAATGCAACTACAACAACTGGTGGTAATGGTGGTAACGGCGCTGCATCTTCTATATCTGGCGCTTCAGTAACTTATGCTGGTGGTGGTGGTGGTGGCACATATCAAGGCGGAACAGCAGGATCTGGTGGATCTGGTGGTGGCGGTAATGCTGGCGCAGCAGGTGGAGAAAATGTAGGTGTTGCTGGAACTGTTAATACAGGTGGCGGCGGTGGTGGAACATCTTTAGTTAATGGTCCTGCTGCGACTTCGGCTGCTGGCGGTTCTGGTGTTGTAATTCTCAAGTATACAGTCACAACTCAAAGCACTCAAGTATTTACAGCATCAGGTGCCTGGGTTTGTCCAGTAGGTGTCACTTCTGTTGAATACCTTGTCGTTGCTGGCGGTGGTGGAGGTGGTAGTGGGCTCGGTAGTGGTGCTGGTGCTGGTGGTTATAGAACAGGAACAGGTTTCTCTGTGACTGCAAATACTGTATATTCAATTACTGTTGGTGCTGGTGGTGCTGGTGGATCTTCTGGTGGAACCAATCCAGGTTCTGTTGGTGGAAATTCTACATTTAGCACCATTACTTCTGCAGGTGGAGGTAATGGTGTTGCAGTTGGATCATCAACTAACGGTGGAAATGGTGGTTCTGGTGGTGGCGGTGGTTGGGGTGGCGCAGGTGGGTCGGGTAATACCCCCTCAACTTCTCCATCGCAAGGCAATAATGGTGGTGGAAGTGTTGGTAGTGGTAGCGTTGGTGCTTCTGGTGGTGGTGGTGGTGCATCAGCAGCGGGTCAAAGTGGAGTAGATAGTCCAGCCACCAATGGCGCTGGCGGTGCTGGAACAGCATCATCTATTTCTGGTTCATCAGTGACTTATGCTGGCGGTGGCGGAGCAGGAGGCTCATCTACTAGCACGGCTACTGGCGGCGCGGGTGGCGCGGGCGGTGGTGGCAATGGTGGAAGCCAAACAGATTCGCCAGCCGCCCAAAACGGAACCACAAATACTGGCGGCGGTGGGGGTGGTGGTGGGTTCAACACCACAAGATATGCAGGTGGTTCTGGCGGCTCTGGTATTGTTATAATTAAAATGGAACAGTAAAATAAATATCAATTACTTGTTAGGAAAATAAAATAAATGCCAAGTAAAGTTTCTAGTAGAGCATTAGGTTCTGGTGTGGTTACAGCACCAAAAATGGCGGCAAACGCATTGACAGTTACAGCAAATTCTGCTTCTACGGTCAGTGCGAACACAATCAATTTTACAAACACAGCAACGGTTACTGTTGCTGTTTCGAGTGGCGGTTCAGGAATTTCAAATGTATCGTTTACATCAACATCGACAGCGAGCGATAATACTGCATTCGCATTTTCCTATTGGTTCGGTTTATAAACAAATAGAGTAGCAAAAAATGGCAAATCCAAATATTAGAAATGTTGTGACTTTAGTAGGCAACACTGTAGTACAAAATGCTACAACTGTTTTTGCTAATTTGGTCATAAACTCTGCATCAAGCGGTAAAATATGCAGAATTACAACAATTAATGCATCAAATTTAGATGGAACTACTGCTCAGAACGTCAGCATAGATTTAGTTCGTAGTTCAGCAAGTTATTCAGTAGTTCGTGGTGTTACAATTCCTGCAGGATCAACACTTGTTCCAATTACAAAAGACAACTCACTTTATTTACTTGAAGGTGATGTATTACAGAGTAAAGCATCAGCAAATGCGAGTGTTCAAATTGTGTGCTCTTTTGAGGAATTATCATAATGAGAATTAATGGTGGTGTGATTGGTGCAAATAATCGACCAACTGGAAGTACATCTACATCTAAAGCAAATGGCGTATATTCAATTATTGAATATGATTATCATCGATTACTTGGGAATTTTCCGATTTATAGTGTTCCTGGTAGAACTGTTTATGCAACATTTACATCATCTGGAGACTGGACATGTCCAACAGGTGTCACGTCTGTTGAGTACCTTGTCGTTGCTGGTGGTGGTGGTGGTGGTGGGGTTGGCGCAGGCGGCGCAGGTGGATTTAGAACAGGAACTGGACTCGCTGTAACTGCAAATACTGTTTATACAGTTACTGTTGGCGCTGGGGGAACCGCTGGCAACAATAGTGCACAAGGTGGTAACGGCAGCAATTCCATATTCAGCGCAATAACTAGTGCTGGCGGCGGTGGTGGTGGTGGCTATTCAGATACTTTGCAAAATGGGCGAAATGGCGGCTCGGGCGGAAGTGCAGGATGCAACCTTGCGGTTACTGCTGCGGGAATTGCTGGCTCTGGAAATACCCCCAGCACAAGTCCATCACAAGGAAACAATGCTGGAACGGCAACCCTTACTCCTGGAGCGCACATCGGTTCTGGCGGAGGCGGAGGTGCTAGCGCAGCAGGTGGAAATGCGCCAAGTTCTGAAATAGGTGGCAATGGCGGCGCTGGCGTAGCGTCATCTATTAGCGGCTCCTCTGTCACTTACGCAGGTGGTGGGGGCGGTTCAGCAAGAGCGGGACAAACTGCTGGAACGGGTGGCGTTGGCGGCGGCGGCAACGGTCATCCATCAACCACTTCTGGAACCGTTAATACTGGTGGCGGTGGTGGCGGTGGTAACAACACCACAGGCGGTGCTGGCGGCTCTGGTATTGTAATTCTCAAGTATACAGTTCCACAACAAAGCACTCAAGTATTTACAGCATCAGGTGCCTGGGTTTGTCCAGTAGGTGTCACTTCTGTTGAGTATCTGGTTGTTGCTGGCGGTGGTGGTGGTGGACAATCGGGTGGTGGTGGAGGAGCAGGTGGATTTAGAACAGGAACTGGATTGTCAGTAACTGCAAATACTGTTTATACAGTCACTGTTGGCGGCGGTGGTAATGGTGGTACTGGTGCTGGTAGTAAAGGAAATAATGGATCAAATTCCACATTTAGCACCATCACTTCAAATGGCGGTGGTTGGGGTGGTGGATATAATTCTGGAACTGGTGGTAATGGTGGTTCTGGAGGCGGTGGCGGTGGAAGCAACACTCCAAACGCCAATGCAGGAACAGGAAATACTCCATCAACTAGCCCAAGTCAAGGAAACAACGGTGGCGCTGGAGTTTTATTTGCTGGCGGAAATAGAACATCAGGTGGTGGCGGTGGTGCTGGAGCAAGTGGTGGTGCAGGATCGGGCTCAATCGGAGGTAGTGGTGGAACTGGAACTGCTTCTTCAATATCTGGTAGCAGCATAACTTATGCTGGTGGTGGTGGCGGTAGCGCAGAAAGTGGATCTGCAGGTACAGGTGGTGCAGGAGGTGGTGGTAATGGTTTAACCGATAATTCTAATCCAGCACCATCAGGAACTGTAAACACTGGTGGCGGTGGTGGTGGTGCAGGAAATAACGGTAATGGTGGTGCTGGTGGTTCTGGCATCGTTATAATTAAAATGGAACAGTAAAATAATTATGTTTTTTGACTGAAGAGGAGTAAAATAATATGGCTAAGAAAAAATCAAAAATTAACGAAACTGAGGAAAAGCAATTTAAAATCTATCGCATGTATGGAATCAATACTGCGATTGAAATGCTTCGTCCAGGCGCCAAATGGGAGTGGACAGGTGGTGTAGGTTTTAGTCGTTGGGATGATCCTAGACCAAAACCATCACAAGAAGAAGTTATGGAAACAATGGAAAAAATTAAAGCATTTGAAGATTCTGTAAATACTGTTTGGACAGAAGAACAGATTCAACATTTAGTAAAAGATCCATTTATTGCACATAATAATGGATTAGAAATACAAACTAAATCGTAATTGGAGGATAACTTTGTGAATTTATATAATATTTTCCCAACAACAGTTGGTGCATTCGAATTTGATCGTGCTTTCACTGAAAAAGAACTCAAACTCATTAATGGGTTAGAGCAAAAGTCAAATGAAGGGAATACAACAAGTTTAGACCATTATATTTTTAAACAAAAAGGATTAAAAAATTTAAAAGAATTTGTCGATAATTGTATAAATGAATATTTTGATAAGATTTACTGTCCTATAAATAGAGTAAATTTATATGTTACACAATCTTGGGTAAATTATACAAAAAAAGGTCAGTATCACCATAAACATGCGCATCCGAATAGTTTTATTTCTGGTGTATTTTATGTAAATGCTGATTTAACTAAAGATAAAATTTACTTCTATAAAGAAGGTTATAATCAATTAGAACTACCAGCAAAGGAATGGAATTTGACGAATTCTAAGTCTTGGTGGTTTGAAGTTGGAACAGGTAAATTGTTATTGTTTCCTTCGTCATTGACACACATGGTACACACGGTTGAAACGGAAGAAACGAGAATAAGCATATCATTTAATACATTTTTAAATGGTTATGTGGGCGATGAACATTCATTGACGGGTTTACGTTTAGGAGAATAAAAATGGCACATTTTGCAGAATTAGATGCAAACAATGTAGTTTTAAGAGTTATTGTTGTCGGTAATGCTGATACATCAGATGCAAATGGTGTTGAAAAAGAATATATCGGAGCAGCATTTTGCGAAAGATTGTTTGGTGGTACATGGAAACAAACATCTTACAATGGCAACATGCGCAAGCGTTATGCTGGCATCGGTTTTACATATAATGCTGAACTCGATGCATTCGTTGCACCAAAACCATATGCATCTTGGGTTTTGAACAACACAACAGCAGATTGGGAAGCGCCAGTTGCAATGCCTTCTGATGGCAAACAATATAATTGGGATGAAGCAACAACCTCTTGGGTTGAAGTTACTTCTTCACCATAATATTAAAGGTGCTGAATAATGGCATCGCCAGCAACTAGAGCACAACTCAAAGATTATTGTCTTCGTAAGTTGGGATTTCCCGTCATTGATATTAACGTCGATGATGATCAACTTGAAGATCGCATCGATGACGCATTACAAAAATTTCGCGATTATCACTACGATGGCACGGAAGAAATTTATCTTGCTCATCAAGTTACCGATGGCGATATTGCTAACACATATATTAATGTGTCGGACAACATCATAGGCGTTACAAGATTACTTCCAATTAGTTCTGGGTCGATTAGTTCTTCTAGTTCTCAAGGCTTTAACATTTTTGATATTAATTATCAGATTCGCTTAAACGATTTTTATAATCTACTATCAAGTTCTTATACTTACTATGTTATTGCTCGCGAACATCTTGCGATGTTGGATATGATTGTAACTGGTGAAATTCCATTCACCTATAATAAAAAAGTCAATCAAATTAAATTGTTTATGGACTGGAACGGCAGACTAGCAGTTGGCGATTACATCGTATTTCAGGCAACTCGTATTGTTGACCCATCAACATATTCTAAAGTCTACAATGATTCTTGGTTAAAATCATACACAACTGCATTGTTTAAGATGCAGTGGGGTAGTAATCTTACGAAGTATACAAACTACACGCTTCCTGGTGGACTAGTTGTAAATGGCGAGAAAATTTATAACGACGCTGTTGCTGAAATCGAAATATTGCATACAAAGTTAAGAGAAGAATACGAACTACCGCCACAAATGTTAGTGGGATAATACAATGTGCAAAACTTGGGTGAAAGACAAAATCACTGGTAAGGGGGTTTGGATTTAAATGTGCCCCACAAGCGTGTATTTTAACAATCAGAACGCGACTCGCGAGCAATTTCTGATTGAGGATATGATCATCGAGTCTATTAAGAATCACGGAATTGATATTTTTTATATTCCTCGTGAGTCTCGTTCATCACTCGACGAAATTTATGGTGACGATCCAGTCAAAGCATTCTATAAAGCATATGCTATTGACATGTATCTTGAAACTTTTGCAGAGTACGAAGGCAACCAAGAATTTTATGCAAAGTTTGGATTGCAATTTGAAAAAGCTGCTCGCATCTCTGTTGCGCGTAGAACATTCGAAAAATATATTCCGACAGCACTAAGAAACACACCAAAAGAAGGTGATCTTATATGGATGCCAGTGCAGCGAAGACTTTTCGAAATTAAACATGTTGAAGAAGAAAAAAACTTTTTCCAAGCAGGTAAAGTTGCACCATATATGTATGGATTGTCAATAGAAACCTTTAGATACAATGGCGAGTATTTTGAAACTGGTATTCTTGAAATCGACGCGATTCAAGACGAAGAATCTTTTGCAGTAGATTACATAATGCAGGCAGGTGGAACTTTAACATACAATAACAGCGAACAAGTATATCAAGGTGCTTCACTTGCCGCAGCAACAGCAACAGGTTATGTTGCTGATTGGGATTTACCGAGCCGTACACTAAAATTGAGAAATATAAAAGGTGCATTTGCCGCGAACACTAATATCATTGGAACAACCAGCGGCGCAACATGGACGCTTACAAGTTCAAATGTTCAAGAAAACGCTAACGACTTGTTTGAAGATAATGTTCGTATTGAAGGTGAAGCAGATAATATTATAGATTGGAGCGAAACGAATCCGTTCGGTTCGAGTGACGATTAATGCTATCAAATCAACATTTCTATCATAGAATCACACGCAAACTTGTCGTAGCATTCGGCACGCTGTTCAACAACATTAGAATGGTGCGTTATAACAAAGCAGGAACAACTGAAATCGAAAGAATTACTGTTCCGCTTTCTTATATGGCAAAAGAAAAATTCTATCAGCGTTTGTCACAAGCACCAACATTAGAACGCGCAATTCAATTAGCATTACCTCG